CTTATCATGGATAACAGGGCCGCACTCATCGACCTATATGAGGCGTGTTTGCAGCAGGACCCACACATGAGGGGTGTGATTGAAACATTAGAATCCCAGGTTTTAGGTGAAAGATATATGCTGGCCAGGGAAACAGCAACCGGCCAATTTGTAAAAGATATCCCCAACACCAAGAAGATTCAAGGCACCCAGTTTACCAAAATTATTCGCGGCATACTTGAGGCGAAGCTGTTTGGGTACACCCTAATAGAGTTGGGGCCAAAGGTTAATCCTCTGACCGGGAGACTTGACTCTGTTAAATTGGTTGAGAGAAGAAATGTCCTTCCTGACCAGAATTACGTTGTAAAGAGACAAGGGTTCTTTTTGCCAGGGTGGGACATTAAGGCAAAGCAGTATGAAGGAAATTATGTTTTGATTAACAATGGGGACCTTGGTATGTTCTCAGCGACAACACCAATGATTTTGGCCAAGAAGTTCACATTTGCCAATTACGTTAGCTTTGGGCAGACATATGGTCAGCCAATTATCCAAGGTAAAACACCTGATGAAGACGGCGTAGCTCGTAAACAGTTGGCAGATGAGATTGCGGGGGCGGCTGCCCAAAGGATCATTGTTACCGGGTTAAATGATGAATTAAGTGTTCATGCATTGGCCATGTCAAACTCAGAAAAGATTTACACCAGCCTAATCGCTATGGCTAACGCGGAGATCTCAAACCTAGTTCTTGGATCTGAATCCATGGCCGGTGCCACTCAGAGTTATGTGGGGTCAACCAACGCACACCAAGATATCTTCCGGGATAGGATCGAGGTCTACCGGGAATACATTGAGGATATCATGAATGAAGAAATCATCCCGAGACTTGTTAAGCGCGGTATGATTGATCAAGATCTCCAGTTCAAGTTCTCAAATAAACTTGAGATGAACAATGCTGATCAAATTAAGTTATTTGAAATGCTTACTGATAAGTTCGAGGTTGACCCTGGAGAGATTGAGAAGCAATTTGGCGTGACAGTAGGTGGCCAAATAAACTTAATTGAAAAGCAAAATCAAGTAGCAGCGCAGACAACAGCGAAGGTAAATTTTCTCACGGGGAAGTAGGCGGTGATCCAACCACTTCCCCATTTGAGCGGATTTCAGCAAAAATTAATGAGTTCTACAAGGTAAAGGCTGAAACAACTAAAGAGGATCAAGACACGAAGGATAAAACATCTGATGAATACAAGGAGCTTTTAGCTATTTTAATGGGGTTTTTAGCCGACTTCTATGACAATCCATATCTATACTTCACTCATACGGAGTTAATGACGAAAAGGGCTGAATTTCTATTAAATCATGCTTTCTATGGCTATGGCATTTCTTTTGATGACGCCATAGAGATAATTAAGAATGATGACACTAGCACATTGACATCTGATGAGGCTGAGCAGAGAGATATGCTTATTGGGCTGACAGACAACCTGATAGATTTCTCTGTAGCTGAACAGCACCAAGCGCTATTGGAGATGGCGGCAGATAGAGATGACTCTAGTGATTACGACGAGTTTGTATCTCTGGCCACCGGCACCTTTTCCAAGTTCAACAAGACTTACGCTGGGGTTGAAAATTCCGACGTTGTTTTTGCCCTTGGCCTAGCAGCTGAGTGGGTTAACTACGAAGAAAATGACATCATACAGTTCACAACTCAAGGTGACGAGCGAGTAAGGCAATCGCATGAAGCCCTTGATGGACTTAGATATCGAAAGAAAGACTTTCCAGCAGCCCTTGTGCCGCCTATAGCTCATGCTTGTAGGTGCTACTTGTTAGATCTAAAGAGCACAGATGGCCGCAAGCTAACCAACAAGTCAAATGTAGACGAGTTGATAAGCGCAGCTGCCGACCCAACGTTTAAGTACAATGTGGCAACTTCCGGAAAGATGTTTTCTGAAGATCATCCATATTTTCAAGTTTCTTCTGGATATGCTAAACAATTGGCTACATCTGCCAGGAAGGTAAAAAGAAGCTTTGGAATATGAAAACACTCACCCCAGCTCAGTTTTTGAGAGAAACAAGAAATCTCAGAAATAAGTTTGATACAGAGATTTTTAGAGCAAAACAGGATATTAGCCAATATGCGGTTTCCCACTTCAAATCCTCCTTCGATCGAGGTGGATTTGCTGGGACTCGCGGCAAGTGGGCTGAGAGGCTCCGGGATTACCCACATCAAATCATGGATAAGAGTGGGGCGCTAAAGAACAGCATAACATCATCAATGCTGGGAAGCAAAATAAGGATTGAGACAAAAAACGGATATTCTCAATATCACAATGACCCAACTGGAACATGGCTAAGAAATCAACATTCAAATAAGCCGGCAACACAGCGGCAGTTCATTGGGAATTCTAATCAGCTTGAACAATGGGTGCTAAAGCGCCTACAGAGAGCACTAACCAATACTTTTAGATAATGAAGGAGCTATATCTTGAAATAAAAAGAATTTTAGGCGAAATAAATAACCCCTGGGATCAGAGTGAGAAACTGTTTAAGACAGTAAAGCTAGACAAGGGACAGTTTGAGAGAATAATACATGACGTTGAGAACACAGAAAACACGGTTCTGTTCCCAGCAATATTTATTCACTTTGTCAATGTTAGCTATTTAGTCTCTCAAAACAGAATAGGTGAGGGGCGCGGCACGATGCGGGTTAGGTTTATTCTTAACAGACTTAATGACTATGAGGATGAATACGAGACTGAGATATTTGATTACGCCGGCATAGTTAACGCGGCCATACAAGATGCCAAAGAATCATCCACTATTCTCAGGGAAAAAATCACGCTAGAGTATTTCGATATGCCAACAACATCAAATCAAACGCAAGCATGTTGGTTGGATTTTGGAGTCAAATTCACCGACGAGTCTGGAGATAGATATCGAAATTATGTAGAAAAAACAATTATTACGCCGGCGTTCACAAATTTCTCAGATATGACTGAGGAGAATAGAGATGGTATGCCAGATGTGGATGTATCTGAATACGAAAAACAAGTCTCCATAAAGTCAAAAATATAAAACAAACATTTTTGGGGTAATTTCCCCTATTATTAATCAAGAAGTTTCCATACGCTATAATCATACTTCTAAATGCTCATGTCAGAAAAGGCGTGAGCATTTCTTTTATGACCCTTCGTGTGCAAATAATTCTATTTATAAGTATAAAATCACTATAAAACGCCAATGGAAAACAAAAACAATTTCAAATTCATCCAGGGCAGCGTAACGGTAGGCGATGATATAGCAACCATCAAGTTTTTCGATTCGGTCGATGCTTGGAGCACAAGTTCATTTGAGTATGAATTCAATTACCTAACTGAGTACATCAAGCCATCAAAGATAAGAGTTTTAATTAACTCAGATGGTGGGTCTGTTTACCATGGTATGAGCACATTCTCAAGCATCCTTGACTCTAAGATACCAACCGAAACAATAAATGTTGGCCTAGCTGCATCAATGGGATCCGTTTTGTTAGCAGCTGGAGATGTGGCTAAAATGAAGGACTATGCGTTGATAATGCTACACAACCCATGGAGCCGTGGAGCTGGTAGCGATGACCCTATGATTTTGGCTTTCACAGAGCAGATAAAAACCGTTTACAAAGAACGGTGGGGCTTTGATGAAGATAAAATAAAGGAAATCATGGATGGTCCGGAGGGTGAAGATGGGACGTGGATAAATGCCAAAAGAGCTGTTGAATTGGGTATTATCGACGAGAGTAACGTCATCAAAACAGAGCCACAGGAAAAACAAAAGGTTGAGGCGGCTATCAATAGCGTTGAGTCAAAATCAAAACTGGCCACTGTGTTTGCCAGCCTGGAAGATGGTACTTATAAACCATCAGTGGATGAAAGTTCTAATATTAATTGTGAAGGGGCAACTCCCCAAGATGAAAAAATTATAACCAATACAAATTTAAATCCTATGGATAAAAATTTTGACGCCGTTGTTGCTTCTTTAGCAATGAAAGAGGGAACGACTGCCGCCGAGGTTATTGCCAAAATAAACAGCTTTAGTGCTGTTGAGGCAAAAGTAACCGAAATGACTGGTCAAATTAAAGACCTTGAGGAGGCCAAAGCCGCTCTGGATATTGAAAAAACCGGATTACAGACAAGCCTTGATAACGTGCAGGCCAGCTTGGTAGCCAAAGATGCTGAACTAGCTAAAGCAAATGAAGAAATTGCTGGTTATAAAGAAGCTGAAGAGGCAAAAGCTAAGGCTGAACAAGAAGCCATGGTTAATGCAGCAGTTGAGGCTGGAAAGATCACAGCTGAAGCCAAGGATCAGTGGTTAAAGATGGCAGAAACACACGCTGACGTTGTTAAGTCAACTCTTGAATCAATGCAGGGCACAGTGGTTATTTCAAAAGAGATTGAAGAGGCTGCCGCATCAGCTCCCGGTGCTAAAAATCAAGAAACCCAAGAAGAAACTGAGGCTAAGGCTAAAGTTGAGATAGTGGTAGGTAAAGATTTCGAATTCAAACAAGCTTAATTTTTAAGATATGGCAATTACTATTGGCACTTCAACCTATTCAGGTGAAGTTCTTAACGATCTTATCGCCCACGCAGTAGCTGGCAATGATACAGTAGATCAGGGGTTGGTTAAAATCAAAGCTGGCATCCAGCATAAATATGTTTTACCAACCATTAAATTGGATAACATCATTCAGGATAACGCCGCAACCCCATCAACTTCTAAGGGGACATACACATTAGGTGAGCGTTATTTAGAGCCTGAAGATTTCATGGTTTACCTGGAATTCAATCCAAGAGACTTCGAAACATTCTGGAGACCATTCCAGCCAGAGGGTAACTTGGTGTTCCGCGACCTGGACCCATCGGTACAAGCAAAAATGTTGCGCCTGTTAATCGCTAAGAAAAATGAATACTTAGGAACAGCGTTGTGGTATTCCACTAAAGGTGGTGGCGTATCAAGTACAACTGCTCCAGCTGGAGCCGATGCTCTTGGAGCCGGTGAAAACAAATATTGGGATGGTTTTGGTAAGCGACTGTTGAACAGTGCTCAAAATGACACAGCAGGACAAAAGGTTATTTCAGCCGGCGCTACCGTATTAGATACTGGTGCCAAAATTGAAGCTGCCTTAATCGCTATTTACAAGCAGTACCCAAAACACTTGCGTAGAAGCAAGAAATTGAAGTTCATCATGGATTTTGAAATGTGGGATCTTTACGATACATATTTATCTTCTAAGGACTACAAGAACACTGAGAATAAGGATGTGAATGATCTGAAATTCAAAGGTATTAGCATCTTGCCTATCAACGGCATGCTGGAACAAACAATTGTTCTTGCAGAGTTTGGCACTGATGATATGTCAAACTTTTGGGTTGGGGTTGATTATGCCAACGACACGGACATTGTAAAGGTTGAGCCATTGCAGGCCAACTCTGAAATGTACTTCTTCCAGATGAGAATGAAGGTTGATTCAAACATTGTTAAGCCAGGTGAGATCGTTATGCACTCAGCATACACTCACGCGTAACATATAGAAGTTATTACTTATTATTGAGGGATGGGGTTTCCCATCCCTTTTTTTTTAATTAAAGCATTATAGCATATGGCAAAGAAAAAAGTAAGCGACGTTGAAAAAAACGACCAAAAAAAACCAGAAGTATCTGTTGAGGTTAAGCCGCTAAAAGAAAACGAGGCTATCAAGCCTATCGATAAGGTGGAGCCGGTTGAAGAGGTAATTAAACCGATTGAAGAGGCCATTAAACCGGTTGAAGAAGTCGTTAAACCTGTTGGAGAGGTCATTAAACCGGTTGAAGATGACGAAACCCCACTTTACCCAGAAAACGGCAATCAAGATATATTGAAGATTTTAAAGGTTTACAGTGATCAGGAGAAGCTTTACGTTGGCAAATATGGCCAAATGTACTCCCCAGAACACTACACGCCGCAGCTAAATAAAGATGCAAAGTTATACAAAAATCCATTTTATAAAAAATAAACATGGCATTAAGCAATATTTCATTTGAAAGAGCTCAAGGAAACCTGTCTACGCCATTAGCCGGAGAAGATCACATCTCAGCGCTGATATTTGATGTAACAGCTTTCCCTGGATCATCTGCCGACGGAGACATTTTTGAAGTGTTCTCTGTAGAAGATGCAGAATCAATTGGGGTTACAGAGTTTGATGGCTCAGTAGGGGCTACAAATTATCAATCTGGTATTCCACATTTGCATATCTCTGAGTTCTTCAGAGTTAATCCCGGAAGCTCTTTATTTATTTCCTTCGCAGATTGTTCATCGGATTGGAATATAATTGGCGAAGTTCAGAGTTTGGCGCAAGGCAAGGTTAGGCAATTTGGAGTCTGGACGCGTCAGAAATTATGGGCACCCGGTGCCACTGTTTTAGATCCGTACACATTGAGGCTGTTGAGCGACATGAATGCTCAAGCATCAGCCTTGGCAGCTATAAATCAACCAGCCTCAATTTTGTTGAGCGCGAATTTAACCAGCATTGACGCTGCCGGTGACACCACCAACATTTCACTAATTACAGACATCAGTGGGGCCAATTATCCCCGCGTAACACCATTGATTGGCCAAGGTCATTCGGCTAAGGTTAGAGACATTCAGGAGGAAGACGCTACACACGCTACAGTTGGATGTGTTGGGGCAGCTTTAGGGCTTGTTTCAAGAGCTCCGGTAGGTGAGTCTATCGCATGGGTAAGTCAGTACGATATTTCTGGTGGAGAGATGGACACAGTATCTCTTGGATTCGGTGACATTGGAGTGACAGGTGATGAGCTAAACAATGTTTATCCACTTGATAGCTTGACAAATGCCCAATTAAATGCTCTTGAATCAAAGGGATATGTGTTCCCAATGAAATACAAGGGCACCAGCAATCCAGGCACATTTATGTCTTCAGACAGAGCAGCTGCTTCCGGAACTGACTATGACACTATCAGCAAAAACAGGACAATTGATAAATCAAGACGTGTTCTGAGATCTGCACTGCTCCCATTTTTAAATTCATCTGTAAAGATTTCCCCATCAACAGGACAAATCAGTGCGGCTCAGGTTAAACTATACAAGGTTGCCTGTGAGAATCAATTACAAGCGATGCAGGATGCAGGAGAAATAAGCGGCTTCCAGGTTAGAATTGATCCAACTCAAAAAATACTTATCTCACGAGTTCTGGATATCACATATTCATTGGTCCCCAACGGAACAGCCAAAGATATTAAAGTAAAAGAAGGCTTTACACTTTCAACATCATCTTAATAAAGGAATAGTATGGCATTAATAAATGGCCGCTCCTACGATTGGAGCATGTTAGAATTCAATTTTTCAAACATCGCTGGAGAGCCTATTATGGGAATCAAGGGTATCAAGTACTCACGCGACAGGAAGATTGAAAACAATTATGGTGTTGGCTCTAAACCAATCGGCCGTGGTTTTGGAAACATAACCTACTCAGCCTCCATAACAATGGATATGAACGCAGTTCAACAACTCAAGGCTTTATCTCCATCCGGAGAGCTTGAGGATTTGGGGGAGTTTGATTTGGTTGTTTCTTACAATCACCCTGAGTCAGGTGCTACTGTAATTGATACAATTAAGTCCTGCATCTTTTCAGAGAACGGGGCAGATGTTTCCCAGGATGACACAAGCGTTGAAAAAGAATTCAACCTAAATCCAGGCGACATGGAGTTCAATGATAAATCGGTTGTATAGCAACTATAATATGAAAGGCAGTTCATTTGAGCTGCCTTTTTTTGTATATTTTAAACCTTGATTGATCACCAAGCCTATTATTACATAGTAAAGCGATTAATTAACAACAAAAAAAATGATTATGGCAGAAGAAATTATTGAAGATCAAAATGAAGAGATTGTAATCTCTAAAGAGCTTGAGAAGGAAATCAGTGATAAGTGCGACGCTTTATGTGCAGAGCATAAGATTAAAAAGGTGTTCCCAATTGTCATTGAGGGCGATGACCTTGATGAAAAAGAGCTGTACATTACATACTTCCGGGAGCCAGAATTGAAGGCTTTCTCCAAATTTCAGTCGTTGGGTAAATCAAACGAGGTTCAAGCCTCCAGACAATTAGCTAGAGATTGTTATCTCGATGGTGACAAAGAGCCAATTGATGATGACTCAATGTTCTTGTATTCATTGCGAGTTGAGTTGATGGGAATAATCCGGGTTAGAAAATCCAAAATTGTAAATTTGTCAAAAGCCAGGAAGTAAAACCCTGGCAAGATATAAGGAAGTTAGAAGCGATAATAAGGCACTTCTTTCCGGGTGTAAATATTGACACATTGGAAGATGAAGAGTTCGCAAAATTAGCCGGTGAAGCTGTATGGCTAAAGGATGAATTAAACCC